GCACCAAACTTGCAACCATGCAGTTTGAAACCGAACTTGACACCGCCCTAGCTGGGGCAAAGGTCAAGAACGCAAAAGCAGTCAAAGCGTTACTGAGTAGTGATGATTTGCGCGATGCCGCCGGAAAGTTTATTCCCGAGCGCCTCACCTCGCAGATCGAAAAAATCAAAACGGAAGCCGATTACCTCTTTGAAAGCGATACTCCCATTCCTGAAATTGTCAGGGGTGGAAATTCTCAATCAGTGCTGAGTGACGCCATGTCCGATGCCGCGCGAAAAGCCGCCGGATTGCCGACACCTGCAACCTCATAAGGAAACATTCTCATGGCAACTTCCATTGCTCTTGCAACAAAGTTTCAACCCATTCTGGACGAAATCTACAAAGCCGCGTCCCTGACTGCGATCCTCGATGCTCCGACCAAGCCCGTTGATTTCATGGGCGCAAATGTGGTCAAGGTATTCAAGACCTCCGTTGTGGGTCTTGGTACTTACTCCCGCTCCACTGGCTACCCCACCGGTGATGTCACCGGCACGTGGGAAGCGTTGACCCTTGCCGCCTCCCGTGGTCGTGCTTTCAGCATTGACCGCATGGACGATGAAGAATCCCTCGGCATGGCGTTTGGTACTCTCGCCGGTGAATTCATCCGCACCAAAGTTGTGCCCGAAGTGGATGCTTACCGCTTCAGCAAGTATGCGAGTTGGTCCGGCATTACCGAAGTCGGCTCCCCTGCAACCCTTTCGACCGCCGCCAATGTGTTGGCTGCTTTCGATGTTGCCATGACCGCTTTGGACAACGATGAAGTGCCCGCTGAAGGACGCGTGTTGTATATCGCCTCCACGCTGTACAGCCTCTTGAAGGCTTCGATCACTCGCACGCTCGCCAATGAAGGCGCTGCGGATCGTAGCTTGGACATGCTGGACAAAGTGAAAGTGATCCCCGTTCCTCAGACCCGCTTCTACAAGGGTATCGACCTTGACGCTGGTTCATCCTCGGATGCTGGCGGTTTTTCCAAGACCGCTTCAACCGGTCGTGACATCAACTTCATGTTGCTGCACCCGTCCGCAGTTTTGCAAGCGACCAAACACGCCGCGCTGAAAATCTTCTCTCCTGAAGAGAATCAGACCGCCGATGCTTGGCTCATGCAGTACCGCTTGTACCACGATGCCTTTGTTTACGAAAACAAGGTTGACGGCATTTACTCCCATATCAAGGGTTCATAAGGTGGTTTGAAATGACCACAATCAAAATCCCTGGCATTGCCGGTTGGTTGAAAGATATTGCTGACAACTTCACGTTGCTTGCACCGTTGTTCAGTGGCTCCGCCGGTCTTGGTGCTTTGCGCGTGGCGCGGTTTGAATTCGACACCGCAGGCTTGGACAGTGCCGGTGTGTCAAATACCACTGTTGCCGCGCATGGTGTGGGTGTAACTATCCCAATCCATGCCATTGTGGTGGGTGGGTTTGTGGACGTGAATACTCTGTTCACTTCACAGAACACCAACAACGCCACAATTGCAATCCATGTGCAAGCGGCAAATGACATCATTTCAGCCGCCGCTGTAAGTGGAGCGCCGTATTCATCCATTGGGCGCAAGGCAATCGTACCAAAAGCCAACACGCCTGAATCAACCAGCGTCAAGGCAACCGCCGCACGCGAGATCACATGCACCGTGGGCACGTCCATTCTGACCGCTGGAAAACTTACCGGTTATCTGTACTATGTGGAAGGCGTCGCTTCGGCGTAAGGTGACAATATGGTTAAGATGAAAATCGCTGGAATCACCATCGAAGTCCCTGCAAGTGATGTTGGTTTTTACAAGCAAGCAGGGTACTCAGTAGTTGATGAGAAGCCCGCACCGGTTGCACCCCCTGAACCGCCCGCGCCGGTTGATCCTGAAGCCGTTGAAACCCCTGAACCGGCTGAAAAGCCCGCCCGCAAGCCCAAGTAACGAAAGAAGCCTCGGCAAATGGCATACGCGACATACTCCTACTACACAAGTACTTTTCTCGGCACCGCCATTGCCGAGGCTGATTTCCCACGCTTGGCACTCCGAGCCTCCGCACAAATTGACCGCGTGACGTTCAACCGCGCCGCTGCAATCATCACCGCGAATACTGAAACCGACAATGTAACCGCAATCAAAAACGCAACCTGTGAGATTGCCGAGGAAATCCAGCGGCAAGAATCCGCCGCAAATGTGGATGGTGTAACCAGCGAAAGCCAAGGGCAGTACTCAGTATCCTATGGGGCAAATTCAAACCGTAGCAAGTCCAATCAATCCAAGATCGAAACCGCCGCGCGTTTGTGGCTTGAAAACACATTCCTGATGTTTGGCGGCTTCAACACTGGCGAGTATGGCGGCTTGACTGATGATTCCTAACGGGCACATCACCATTTACAACCGGTACTTTGAAAGCCGGTTGGAAAAGTATCAACGCACCGTTATTCGTGATGTTGTGTGGCAAGCGACCAAGGCAGTCAGTGGCAGATCAACCGGTGTACTGGCGTCCAACGTGGCAACTGTGTTCATCCCCATGGCAAGAGGCGAAGATTACCTGAAGCCGAAAGCATGGCAGTTGGCACAATCCGGTAAATGGACGTTGCAAGAGGGTGATGTCATCGTACGTGGTGAGGCAACAGACGAGATCACTACTGAGTACACCCTAACCAGCTTGCGAGCCGAATATGAAGATGTTGTAACCATTACTTCCATTGACGCCATGGATCAAGGCAGTGCCAATGTCCAACACTGGCAGGTTGGCTGCAAATGAACCATATCAAAATCGAAACACCGCGCGGCGCTGTAATCGTTGGACCCAACGGCAAAGCCGAATTGAAATTCAATCCCAACTTTGGCGCAAAGCAGACACAGAAATATAGCCGAGTGCAAAAGTTTATTGACTCTGAAGTATTGCGACAATCTGAACCGTTTACGCCGTTGCTTACGTCAATGCTTATCAAATCGGGCATCTTGGGCACGGACATTGGCAGCGGTACAGTCTCATGGATTGCACCGTATGCCAAGCGGCAATACTACAAGGGCAGACGCCCAGGTACGCAACAAGCAGGACCCTTGCGCGGGCGGTTTTGGTTTGAACGCATGAAAGCCGTACGCGGTGACACAATCATCAAAGGCGCAAAGAAACTGGCAGGCAAATGAGCATTATTAGCGCGGTGCAAACCTACATCAAGACATACACCGAACTTGAAGCCAACGCGCCGGTGTGGGTTGATTATCTGGGCAAAGAACCTACTCAGTATGCCATTGCCCCACTGCCTGGCGCGCGGATCGTGGAAACGTATCTTGACAGATCAACACTCCGAGAATTCCCGTTTGCGTTTGAAGCGGCGGTATCTAATGCCGATGACGCGATACGGTTGGAAAATCTCGGATTCTTTGAAGCGTTTGCCCATTGGCTTGACACGCAATCCGAAGCGGGCACGCTGCCGAGTTTGGGCACTGGCAAGACCGCTGAAAAAATTGAAGCCCTCGGATGGGGCTACCCATTTGATGAAAGCGAATCGGGTACGAGTGTGTACCAAATTCAATGCAAATTAACGTATAGCGAAGTTGCACCATAGCAACTAGGAGAAAACACAATGGCAGAAACAAAAATCAAAAGAAGTAAGTTTGCCCTCTTCATTGACACCACACCGGCAAGCACCCCAACGTGGTCATTGATCGGCACCGGTTACACAACCGCGATGGTCAATTACAACCCCGAGGTGACTACTGAAGGATACATCCACCAAGACAACAAGACCGCAACCGTGGAAAGCTACGCCCCCACCATTCCGATTGAGGGCAAGGCAATCAATGAAGAAGCCGTTTTCGAGTTTATCGACAACCTCCGCCGCACCCGTGCAATTGGCAGCGCGGCTGAAACCGATATTCTCATGGTGTACGAATACGAAACTCCCGTGAGTACCGATCAATACCCCGCAGAATTGCAGCCTGTGAGTATCGCCATTGAAAACTTTGGCGGTGATGCCGTGACGATTTTGCAGCACAGCTTCACAATCCATTTCCGTGGAGATCCCACCCTCGGGTTGTATGACGTGTCTGGTAATTCCTTCGCCTAATCACAAACGCCCGTATCAGAAATGGTACGGGCATGAGGTTTTATGCAATCTCTCCAAATCAATACCGGTGAAATCCGGCTCGCAATCAATGACGATCCCGAGCGCGTAATTGTGCTGTATCCGAAAGATGCAATTTTTACTGAGAAGTTTTACATATTACTTGGAAACTTCAAAAAAAGTTTTTCGGATTTTAAAAATCGTGCTGAGATAATTGAATCACAAAATGCCGAAGATGAATACGGCGTTCCTTTAAACACAGAAGAACGCTTGGCATTTCAAAAAGAAGTTTGTCAGTATGCCCGCAATGAAATTGATGAATTGATTGGCGCGGGCACGTCGCAAATCGTTTTTGGCAATGCGCTGGACATCGACGCAATTATGCAGTTTTTCACCGGCATTCAACCGTACATGCAAAAGGCGCGCGCTGAAAAGGTTGCGCAGTATTCATCGGCATATCCCAAAAAAGGAAAAAACAAATGATTCTCCCATATCAACCGTCTGAAACTGATGTCAAGAAACTTGAAAACAATTTCAAGTATCACACCCCCAAAGATGGGCAATCTGAACGCTATGAGGCTATCCGAGCAAAGGCAAAAGAACTTGCTGAATTGATGGTAAATGCCTGCCCACCCTCACGTGAATTGTCAGTGGCACTGACCGAACTTGAAACAAGTGTCATGTGGGCAAATGCCGCTATTGCTCGAAATGAATGAACATCCTTGTTGATGCTCCGCCCGAGTCAATCACGATAGCAGATACTGAGTACCAACTTAACACAGACTTTCGGGCGTGCCTAAAAATCATCATGGCGTTTGAGGATAACGAACTCACGCCACAGGAAAAGCAACTTGTACTGCTTGGCAATCTCTACTCAGTAGTGCCTAACGATTTGACCGCTGCACTTGACCGCGCCAACTGGTTTTTGAATGGCGGCAAAGAAAATACACCGGATGAAAACGAAGTAACCCCTGTCCGCGTGTACTCGTTTGCAAAAGACGGAAATTTTATTTATGCGGCATTTCGGCAAACTCACGGCATTGACCTGAGTACCGCGCAGCTTCATTGGTGGACGTTCTTGGCACTGTTCATGGACTTGGGACAGGACACCACATTTTGCCAATTGACTGCGCTCCGCAAACGGTTGAAAACCGGCAAGGCAAGCAAGGAAGAAAAAGCCGCTGCGCATGACATGGGCGAGATGATCGATCTGCCCGATGTTGATGAACGGTCATTGGACGAAAAAGAAGCCGAAAACGAATTCTTAAGCAAGTTTGATCGTCAATAAGCACATCAGACGCGTTTCGATACTCTACTTTCAATTCTGTGCAATAATCACCTGAGATTTCCGA